AGTTTTAATACCTCTGTGGCCTCGTTATAGGCGCAGGCAGCCATTGCAACGATTGCGACACCCAATTCATAGCCTCTCAAAACATCAAGCCTATGTGAACCGTCCAAATTCCACGAACCATCCAGCAGGTGTGTATTCCAAAAAATGATGTCTGAGGCGATCCGGATTGCTCCCGCCTTGACAACACTCTCTGTTTTCTTTTCTGTTCTGAATTTTACTTTCTGCAGATCTGCATCCGTCGGTGTTTCAAACCCGCCGAGCATATACTTAAATCCGAGCATCAGATTGTATCTCATATACGGATATAAGAGACTGGAACCATCCAGTAGCTTTCTTCCATCCAGCAGATCGCTATACCAAAACGACTCTGCGATGTGGAAAATAACTTTCCGCAGTTTCATTTCTTCCAGTGTCCTGTTGTCCGAAATAATCTCTGTCCTGTCGTTCATCGTAAATGTCGTGTGTGACTGTTTCAACTCATTTAGCAATGCTCTCGCCCTTTTTGACTGCAGCGTGCCTTCGCCCATGAAATATGCCTTAAACACATTAGGGTGCGGGGCAACGAAACCATAATCTCCCGGATCGTTGATGTCTGCTATCCGCACGTCAAAGCCGGTTGCCGTTTTTAAGTACCCTTCCATTCTGTACGGTGTCATCGGTGCCCGATAATCTCTCTTTCGATAGATTATCTGCCGTCTTTCCTCGTAGGAAAGATTCTCTCGCACCGGCAGTCCCCATTTGATTTCGTGGTACATCAATCCCCATGTTGCAGTCTCCGGGAACAGCTGGTTGATTAAGTCCTCAGCTATTTCTCTTGCTGTGTCGTATTCCTGGCCCATAACCTCGTACAACCACTTGCCGACATAGGAATTATCATAGAATCCATCCGATACCGATGCGATCATGTTTTTCGCACTCTCGCTGATTGGAAAATTCTCTAAATCAAACCTTTCCACATTTACACCCCCTAACTAAAATTCAGAGTGCCTGTGTCCGGGTACTCCTCACTTTTCAGAGTGATGTTCTGTGTTTTGCCGTTCATTGTGAAGGTATCAAAGTCTTCTACTCCGGCGATTGAAGAAATCAGCGGTCGCACATCGTTGTATCTCAGAATACCTTCGATTTTCGCCTTCGCATAAACCGCTCTGATCGCCTCTGCGAAGTCTGCCTTGATTTGTTCAATACCGGTTGTCTCGTCGTAAACAAGTCCGGTAATGACGTAATTTACAGCAATCGTGGTCGCTGCCGTGCAAGTGAGCTCCGCTGTTCCAGTTGGAAGTAGTCTCGCCGACCTGTTATTTGGAGAAACGATGTAATTATAAACATCCTGCACCAGCTTATCATTGGCTGGTTTACCGTTTCCGTCAACAAGTACCAGTTTTACGGTTCCTGGCCCATTCCACACTGGAATCACAATCGCATCTCCGGCTCCTGCCTGTTTCGCCCATCTGATGTAATCTGCATCGTTCCCAAGATATGTCATACTGTTGCTATACTCTGCAGCAATTCTGTCGTAGAAATCATCGTCCGTTTCTCTTTCGGTGCCGCCCTTGATCTGCTCCGGGTTGTTGATCTCCGTCACGTTCTTGTCGGGTACCGCCATAAGCACGACTGTGTTTGCTGCAACATTGGAACCTGCGCCTGCTTCTACTGCCGAAACCGGTACGAGTGCCGTTCCTTCGTTACCGACAACAACATCTTCTGTTGCTGAATACTCTATTGACGGTCCGGTTTCGGTTGCCGCCGTGCAAAATATCGTTCCGGAACGAATTTCTGTACCTTCTGCCGCAGAGATTTTCACATATCCGAAAGCCGGTTCCGCTTCATGCCTTGTAAGATGAACCTGGCGACCATGAAGGTCCAGCCATTCATCCCAGGAATACTCCGGAAACGAAATCATTATTGCTCTCACGATATGGAAGTTTATAATTTCGTCTTTCTCCAACGCCGCAGGCATTGTCATATCGTATGGAAAGCCACCTGGCATATCGTCTATGTCGCTCGGAAGATTGTTCATCATCCTTTCGTGAATCTCTTCGGCTGAGTTCCCTTCCAAAAATTCCGGTCTATTAAATTCCGGCTGCATACTCTCCACCTCCTTTACAAGCTAACTTCTATTTCTTCGTCCCAGTTGCTACCCTTGACCTTGAAGGTTACGTGCATCTGATCGCCTTCCCAGGTAAACTGAAAATCCCGGACATTTTCTGCCCTGGGATTCACCATAATAGCGTCTGTGATTGTTCTCTCTACCATGGACTCTACTGTTTTTTCATCGTCGTTATCCATGGCTCTTTCCATTTCGGTACCTATTGAATCGGGGTATGCCAAACAGCGGTACCGCTCTGTCTGTGCAATCTTAAAACACCAAATGGAGAAGGCTTCTTTGCCGTCGCACTCTTTTACTCGGTGTGCCCCATCTCTCACGAAGTCTCCCAGTCCCGGGTCCCACTTCATACTTCTTTTGTACTGCGTATCGTACTGACTGTCCTCGGAGATAAAATCCGGCACTTCAACGACCGGAAATAATGGCTGTGACATTTGCCTCGCCTCCTTATGATTTCTTTACAACATCGATCACTACTGCCTCGCTTTGAATCCATGCAACAAGAACTCTGTCTCCGGCTTTGATTTGCGGAGGTTCAGCGGTGTGCGTATGTGCGCCTGTGTTTACCTTTGGGGTTTGGTTTTCGTGACCGGAATGCCCTCCTCCCGTTATGGTGTAGCTGAGTCCTCCTACCAGTCGGCAAACCGAGTAATCTCCTTTTGGTATTTCCACCGGAAATGAATTTGTTTTCAGGCTCAAATTTGGCTGAATTTCTCCAAAGTCCAATGTAAGCGGCGACTCATTTTCTCTCTTCATTCTGTCGCTCAGCACTCCGGCCAGCTTTGCTGTTCCCGGATGTCCGCCAAATTCATTCATCTGTCTCACCTGCCTTTAATCAAAGGTCCCGTCGTCAACCCACCCATATACATTGCTTCCGCTATCCGTATGAATCAGATGCCAAGGGTGTGCTTTTCCGGAGCCGTTCTTAATCGTGATCTTTGCTTTTCCTGCCCTGGCGTTGTAGCCTTTTGAGCCTGGGTAACTGCTCACATAATGGGTTCCACCATGGAAGTTCACGATGTCGCCCACGTTGTAATCTTTCTTTTTTTCGGATTTTGCCTTTTCCTTTTTCGGTTCGGCAAGTTCCAGGTCCATTGCCATGCTGTAGGTATCTGCCGTATGTTGGACTCCCTTCACGTAGTAGTACGACTGAGCCAGCTCGCTAATGACATATACCAGGTCGCCCTTTCGGACAAATGGAACATCCGGAGACTGTACCTTAATCTCCTTCTTAATCTTTCCGTCCTCGTCCAGGATCTCTTGCGCTGCAGACTTTGCATCTGCCAGGCTCTCGTCTTTTCCTCTCGTGTAGATTCTCTGACGTATGCCGTACTTTGTCTCGCCGTTCACCGTAGCCTCTACGCTGGTTCTTCCATCGTCGTCTGCCTGGCCTACAACCTTTACTCTCGTAATCATGTCTGCCGTGCTGATACTCTGACTAAACATCTGCGTATTGTCTGTTCGGAAAACGTAAACCGTCTTATTGGTACCTCTCGGTATTACAGAAGTAAGACCTTTTCTCGCCTGCACAAAGCATTGCTCCTCGCCTTTCTTCGCTGCATCATCCAGCAAGTCAATGATGATGTCTGACAGATACTTATTATTCGCCTTTGTCTTTCCGTGTGAGGCGTTCGGACCTTGATACGCCCCCTGTGGTATCTCCCAATCATCAAGAATCCCTTCTATCGCCGACTTTGTGCCGGTTCCGGAAGGGAAATATCTGTTATCCTGGCTTTTCTGCAGTTTATACAGCTCGTCGTAGCATACGCATTTCAAGGTGTGTCCTCCGTTTTTCTCAACCGGATTCCACGTTTCCACATATCCACGTGCCACTTCCTCACCCTGGGAGGCTCCGTCATTCGCAAATATCCCGACCAGGCATCCAGGCTTGATGATCTTTGACAGATACCCTTTTGATGTCTTATCATTTTTTGCCACAAACGAAAGTCTGACGGCTAACTCGCCATCGTTCTCCTCCCATCCGAGGTTTTCCACGTACTCCTTGATGTTGTACTGGTTCTTGTTTTCATCTATCACAACCAGCCGGTACTTGATTTTCGCTAAATCAATCATAGCAAGCCTCCTATCCCGGTATTGTCAGCACTTCTCCCGGCCATATCCAGTGACCGTGATCCGAACTGCTCTTTCCGTGTTTCTTGGCTGTGGATTCTATCGTGTCCTTATTCGCATCGTAAATCTTCGTCCATTTTGTCCCACTTCCCAGCTTCTTTGAGGCAATGCCCCATAGGGTATCTCCGGAAACGACGGTATAACTGCCGCCGCTTGATGAAGATGTCTCCCTCGGCTTGGTTTTCTTTACAAAAGCTGTGATTTTCAACTCATTTGTGCTGTAGATTTTCAACGGCTTTTTCTGAACGAATGTAATTGAATACTCGACATTCCCGTAAGCTCCAACCGGCTTCGGCTGAAATGAAGAAATCGTAACATCCACGTTTATCCACGTTTCCGTTACGATCAATGTAAGTACCGTCTCATTCATCATAAAATCATTAAGAATCTTTACGCACTCATTCGGACTTTGCCAGGCGTTCTTCTTTACGATTGCTTCATTCTTCTTTGATGGTCCGAAAAATACTCCGTCCCACGAAAACTCTGAGACATCTGTCCCCTTAGGTACCTTTACGGTACCCAGGGAAATGATGTCAAAACTTTGGTACTTGGCTGCATATTTGCCTTGCACCTTCTCCGGCAACGCAGGGAACGTAAACTTTGAACCCTTTCCTACCGGAATCAGCTTAATATTCATAGCCTACGCTCCTTTCGTGCTTGATACTGGCATATTGGCAAATACTTCACTCAGTTTCTCTGCGATGTTTCCACCGAGTTCATCTGCGATCTCGCCTAAATGCCTTCTGATTACGGCAACAATATCTTCTTCGCTCTGACCTTCCTTTGCCTCAATTTGGAAATTCGGACTAACAGCAACATTCACACTGATCGGACCAGTCTGTGGTGTAGAGGCCGGAACCTCTGAACTTACCGGAGCAAATGTTTCTGCTGAGTTGTCCTCATAATTGCCTTCTGTGGTGTCGTTATAGCCATAGGATGCGTTTCTTGTCGCCTCAGTGAATAAATTATGGTCTGATACCATATCGCTCAAATTTGAGCCTTCTATACGACCGCCCTCTGCGTGTTTAGAAACGCCGAGTGCTTCGCCTGCCTGCTCATATAATTCAAGCGCTCTTGTCCTCCGGCTTGGGTTTGTCGGGATAACAAACTCGTCCCAACCTTCCTCTGCCAACCATGACAGCTGAGGACCGCCACCAACTCGACCACCTGCAGCGTGTTTCGCTGGTGTTGATGTCGTTGTTGGAATTGTCGGCAGCGTCAGCAGGTTGTACTTCGGTGTTACGTTTACCGTTGGACTGATGCTGAACGGACTTGCCGTTGCTGTATTGAGAGAGGTCTGCAGACTGGTCCTCAGCCCTGCTGAGCCATTGGTAAGACTCGTTGACGCTCCCGTGTTAAGAGATGTTCCGAGGTTTGTGCCGGCTGTCTGCCACTCTGACTGCAACGTAGCGAAATACTCGTTCGAGATAGGACCGTAATTGGTCATTGAATCCCAATCGATTGCTTCCTTGATTTCCTCTGCAGTCGGTACAGAATCTTTGAAATCCTGCATAATCTTCTCTTTGGTGCCATCCGGTACCGCAAGTGCCGTCTGTAAAATCTGAGTCGCAATGTCCGTCTGAACTGCCGTATCGAGATTGAGCTTGTCTAATCCCATCCAGCTTGCCACATCAGCTGCAGTCCAAGTCTGTACGTCCGGGTGTGCCAGCAGCGCATTGTTCAAAGCTGTTTCCAGCTTCTCCTTCGTGCTTCCCTCAATCTCCGGCATATAGCCTTGAAGTGAGGAGTCCCACGCCTCGGCAATCGTTTCCAGGTTGAATGAAGATACCCTTGCGTTAATCTCATTCAACTGGGCGTAGTAGCCATCGGTCGCCTCTTTCACGGCCGCATCGTACTCTTCCTGCGTGATAGCTCCGTCTGCCAGCTGCAGGTTCAGATTTGTGAGCGTGAGCGTAAGTGCCTGCTCGTACTGATCCGACGCATTACTTACCTGCGTCTGTAGCTCTTCCTGCAAAGCATTGAAACTATCCATATCCAGCTCTGCGCCGGAATACTTAATCTTCAATGTGTCAAATTCCGCATCCGTCCTAGCCTGCGAAATCTTTCCTGTAATAGCAGAAATCTGATCCTGCAAGCTCTGAATTTCTGCAGACTCGTCAAGACTGATAACACTATCCTCTAAGGCAATATCCACTTTTCCGCTGAGTTCTTTTCCCAAATCGTCCAGCTGTTTCTTCATGCTGCCATAGTAGCTGTCGATACCGCTGGTATCTGCGTCGGTTCCAGTGAGCAGTTTCAAAGCGACTGTCGCCTCATAATGGTTGTTGTCAATATAGGACTGGCTATCGCTGATGAAGTTTTCGATTGCACTCTTGTAATCGTCCTTCTGCAGTTCATCCAGTTTCATCCCTAAGCTGACTTTCCAGTTTTCCTTTTTCAAGGTCGATACTGATGATTGCAGGTCGCTAAGTGCCTGCTGTGTGTCATTGGTTGCGGTTGTGAAGGTGTTCAGTCCGTCCGTTATATCGCCGAATGTAATATCACTCGCAATACTCTTGACCTCTTCCAGGGATAACTTAATCTTTCCAAAAGCATTCTTTGCCACGTTTTCGCACTCTTCCTGGAACATAGCTGAAAACTGCTCCGCAGAAACCTCGCTATCGTTCATAGCATCCTGCAGAGCCTTATTCTGAAATCGTACATCTTCGATTGACAAACCGGTTGCCTGGAAAATCTTCTGAGCTTTCTCAGCTTCCTTCTGCATTTCTTCAACATTATCCTGGTACTCTTCTTTGACCTTGTTGCCCTTGATCCATCCTGCGATACCTCCGACACCGGCACCGATTAAAGCACCGACCGCTGTGCCAAGACCAGGAATTACAGAACCAAGTGCTGCACCGGCCGCCGCACCAGCTGCTACACCGCCTGCTTTCCAAGCGGCTGAACCACCGTAAGCGGCTTTCTCGTCCTTATTATCGGACTTGATAGATTTATACAAATCCATTGCACTACTTACGAGTGTTGCACCACCGGCAATCGCTCCTGCTCCTGCACCCATTCCGACTGCAGATAAAGCTCCTGCGCTTAGTGATGCTCCCCCTGCCAGGTTTCCTGCTCCGAGGTTGATTGCCAGCATTGCTGACTTTCCGAGAAGTCCGGTACCCATTGTGGACGAACCAAGCATCGCTGTCCCAAGTCCCATCTCTCCGGTTCCCGAACCTAATACCGTCTTTCCTGCTTTCCCCAGGCTGATTGCTCCCTTGCCAAGACTAATAAACGGACTGGCAATCTTACCGAGCAATACCGCTGAGAATACAGACGACAAATCTGCAGACTTACCGCCCGGAAGCAGTTTGCCCGCATTTGATACTAAATTACCGAGTCCATCCATCAACTTCGCAGACACGGCATCGAAATCAAATCCCTCTGAGAATCCTTTAGCGAACGACGCTCCGATGCTGGTTCCCTCGTCGAATGTTTCCGAGATGTCAATACCGAGCATTGTCATAACGCCGATCTTAATTCCGCTACCGATGCCTTTTCCGATGTCTCCGGCGAAATCAGCAAATTTTGCCTTTCCTTTGGTGTCCCACCACTCCTTGAACGGATCAGCAATAAATTCATCCCAGCTCAGTTTCACCTTGCCGAGGAAATCTGCGTTTTTCCATTCTTCTGACTCTGTTAAGTCATGGAATTTCTTCTTCATGCGGTCCACTTTTGTATCTACCCAGTCCATCATTTCATCAAGACCGGATTCAACCGCTGGCATCTGATCGGTAAGCCAATCTGCCAGGCTTCTCACGTATGGAGATAACCTCTCACCAAATGAGATTTTCACTCCGTCTACTGCACTCTGCAGCAATGTGATAGAACCCTGCAGGTTATCCATCATCGTTTCAGACATATTCGCTGCTGCTCCGTCTGCATTGTTGATGGCATCTGCCAACTTATTGTAGTCCTCTTCCGAGGCGTTCAAGATAGCAAGCAAACCTTTCTGTGCCTGTGTTCCTGCGATTGTATTTGCCAGGTTTGACTTCTGCTCAGCCGTCATACCTGCCGTAGCCGTCCTTAACTCACCCATCACATCAGATAAATCCCTGGCCTGTCCGTTGGAATCAAAAAAGCTGATGCCTAAGTCTTTCATAGCATCAGCCGCTCCATTGGTGTTCGTCGATAATCTCGTAAATATTGAGTTGAGTGCCGTACCGGCCATTGTTCCCTTAATTCCAGTATTTGCCATTAAGCCTGTCATAAGGGCAACATCTTCTATGGAGTAACTGAGCGATCCTGCCATAGAACCTGCATATTTGAAAGTCTCGCCCATTCCGGAGACTGTCGTGTTCGCATTTGATGCAGCCGCTGCCAATACATCTGAGAAGTGTCCGGCATCACCGGCTTTCATATTGAACGCCGTAAGCGCATCCGTAACAATATCGGATGTCGTTGCCAAATCTTCTCCGGAAGCTGCCGCCAAGCTGAGAATGCCTTCGATACCGTTCAGCATATCGTCGGTTTTCCATCCAGCCATTGCCATGTAGTTAAACGCCTGTGCTGACTCTTCGGCTGTGAATTTCGTGGTTGCTCCCATTTCCTTCGCCTTATTCGTCAGTTTGACAAGCTCTGTGCTGGTGGCTCCGCTTATAGCCTGGACCTGTGACATTGCGGCCTCGAAGTCCTTGTATGTCTCTATCGTGTCTTTCAGACCGATACTGACTCCCAGGACCGCTCCGACTTGGAAGATCGGATTCTTCAACAGGTTTATGATCCCTCGAACCGGGGAGGTTATGAGGTCAATCGCTCGCATTGTAACGCTCCATGTTTTCCCTGCAAAACCCCTTAACCCATTACCCAGCGTAGAGAGTACCGGACTGATCCGTTCCTTCGCTTCAAGCAGGACTTCGTACTTTTCTTTCGCCCAGCTTGCCAGGCTCTTTTCGGTTTTTTGAGCTTGCTTGTCAAACTTGGAAACAGTGTCGCTCGCTTTCTTGGCTGAACTATTCGCACTATTGGCCGCTCGTTCCATCTTCTCGAATTTCTTCGTAGCGTTGGAGACTCCCGGATCGGTATTATCGACCGTCTCAATAGGAATTTCGATTCTAAGTGTTTCCGCCACCGTCATTACCTCCTTTCTGTGATTCTAGGGTTATCCGCATAGACGCAAGCATGAACGCCTGCACGCCTTTCGGTTTCTCGTAAAATTCATCGGGGGTTATTCCTGTCTTTTGGAATATGTGATGCAGCAAGCACATCTTGCCCCCCGCTTCAATTAGTTTTTTGCTACTTCCTCAATGTTGCTCTCGTAGCCGCTGAGGGTGTCGATCGCATCAATAATGCGGTCTTTCTCGCCAGCTTTAAGTGTGTACTCGATTACGTCCAGGCCGGACATAATCTGAAATCCTTTGCTTTCAAGCGCCTGCCATACCTTCTTGTTGTCCCATAACTTCTCTCTATCCTCTGCGATAGTCGCCTTGTGGATGATTGCTGACTGGTACTTGATACGGTCTGTGTCCTCCGGCATCTTGATACCAAGCTGCTTATTACGAACATACTTTGTAAATTTCTTACGGCACTTGTCGTACTCCTCTGAGCCGAGAGGTCTGATAGAGAATGCAAAAGCGAGCTTGCCGTTTCTGACAATCTCAATCCTCTGTGTTTCCTCTTCATCGGAAGCGAAATCTGCAGCCGCAATCAGACCTGCGATGAAGTCCTCCTCATTCGCTCTGATTACCTGCTTTGTTTCCTCTTCGTTTGTCTCCACTGTGCTTACTGCAGGCTGAGTATTCTCCTCAGCTGTTGCCTCGCCTACTGTTACGCCTTTTACAAATTCTTTAGCCATTTGAATGTCCTCCAATTCTTTTTGATTAAATAAAGGGGAACCGCTCCGGCTCCCCTACTGGTTTCTTATGTGGTACCTCTTATCTGTCTACGCCGAGTAATGACTGTAACTTAGGCGGTCTGTTGACAAAGAAGTTCCAGTTTCTCTTGATAACATCGCCGACAGTGACATTCTGAATGTCGATCTGTCCGGAAGGGATACACTCCTTGTAAACCACACGCTCCTCAGAACCATTACGTCCGAGAAGTGAACCCTGGAAGTTCCAGTGCGGCGGGTTCTGAGTCTCTAATGCCTCCATGACCTCTACAAAGAACTGGTCGTCCTCTACTACGATCTGAGACATCGTGAGGTTGACAGCAAATGTGTTGGCTGTCTCATGTTCCTGCGCATCTCCAAGCACACTGTACTTAGCATTGTTGTAGTTCACGTTGGAAGTGAACGTATCAACGGTCGCAAGTAAAACGCCGTCCTCGCTGTAGAACGCTCCGTCCTTACCGGTACGTGCGTGTCTTGAATCACCGGCGGCTCTCTCGTTTCTAATCATCGCTTTTTACCTCCTTCTACTCATTGGTGCTGAAACGGAAAATAAAGCTGAGGTAGATATGCTCCATAGAATCCTTATCGATAACATCGATGTCGAACCATGCGGAGTCTCCGTCTGCTGTGTAAGCAGAACTCTCGCTTACTGTGCAGGCTACCAGCTTTCCTTCCTCTCTCATTGCATCACCGACTGCCTGCAACTGAGAAATTACAGTTGCCCGACCGTTGGTGTCGTTGTCTACCTTGCCTACCAGGCTGTCAGAAGTGGTATTGATACGTCTGATAAGCTCGAAACGAGTCTTAACACGGCGAATCTTTTTCCAGCCGTCGTCCTGGTTGTCTTTCGGCGTAATGAGGGTATTGATCGCATTATCAATCCACACCTGCTTAGCCTTGTTATAGCTGAGTACCAGGCAGCCTTTCTTCTCTGCAGCGATCATTTCAGTGTTTGTCAGCTTTTCCTTGATCTCGGAGAAGCCGCTGACTACTGTATGAGTGAGTGAAGAGTTTGCCGCTACTGCGCCGATCATACCGGCAATACGTGCTGCAGTCTGATAACCGTCGATCTCCGTACCCTGCTCATTCACATGGGCATTGAGAACGTAGTGCATCTTCTCGTCATTGAATGAAGCAGCGTGTGCTTCCCTTGTTTCCAGGTCTACCGTGTGCTTCTCAGCAACGACAGCCTGTGTAAGGGATGCCGCATCAAAAATACGATTGATGAAGCTCTGCAGAAGCAGATGTACCGAAGTATCCTCGGTATCGACGCAGATCGTGTTAAACTCATACGCCTCTACCTGCTTAAACGCATTGGAGTAGTCCCCATTCGTTACCTGCGGATCAGTTCCCTTTGTAAACTGGGACTGAGACACGTTCTGTAATGTTACGGTGCCGGACTTGATAACCTCTGCCTTAAAATTCTTGGAAGACGCCAGCGCATCCACAAGGGCATTAGCTTCGTCTGTTCCGGCGGCAAATTCCACCTTCTCAAACTCTGTTGTACCGGCATAAAAAATGCACTCTTTGAGAGTGCTGTCTGAGAGCTTTTCACGGACTGTTACTACAAAGTCCTTTGCTCCGGGATATTTTGCTGTGATGCTTACTGCATCTGTGCTTTCGCTGTCCTGCAACTTGATACTGCCCTGAGTGCCGCCGTTACCGACTCTGCAGGCGATGATCGTCTTTGCACCACCGGCGATTGCCTCTTTCATTGCGTCCGTAGTAAGTGCGGTACCGAATGTTCCTTCGTAGCCATCCTCTGCAGATAACTCGATTGCCTCGTTGAGAGGACCGAAATCTGCACGGAAGATTACTGCGGTAACACCATTCATAACGCCAGCAGCGGCATTTCCGCCTTTCTTCTGAATGTTGAAATAGGTACCAGGACGCACCTTAGTTTCGCCTAAAATGAATGTTCCTGCCATTTCTACTTAACCTCCTTCTGTAAGAACTTGCTTACAATTTCCTTTGCCTCTGATACTGTGTACTCGGCTTTGCCGTCAGTTTTCAGAGCGGCTACAACGCATTCCTGCATTGTGCCGAATACGCTTCTTGCGTTGCCTGCAAGCTCGCTTACTGTGTAAACGGACTCTGCAGGGGCCTTTTTCTCCGGCTTCTTTTCTGCCTTTGTTTCAGCAGGTGCCGGAGTTGCTGTTTCCTTAGCCATGCTTTACCTCCTTAACTGTAATTTCCATGAGCTGCCATAAGCACGTGAGGCTTAGCCTTGTACCTAAGCAATCCATAGTGACCTGTGATGAATACCTGGCCTTCCTTCAAGTAGTCAGATTTGTAATTCACCTGCAGTCTCTTGATGAACATAGGCGAATGGTCCAGCATAATTACCTCTCCGTCGAGTGACAGGTGGTTGGCAATATCTGCGGCCATCTTCAATCTCACTGTGCTTTCCGGGCATAAAACATGGACGGCAATTCTACCGTCCATCCAGGCTACTGTATTCGTTTCTTCCTGCTTCTCAGATGAAATCAGTCTGCAGTAAACCACCGGCTGATCCGCTGAGGCTTCGGTTATCTCCTCCATCCGGTCATATCCCATAACCAGGCATTCCGGGTACAACTCCTTGATATACTTATCAACCGCCATTACCGGGTCCGGATCGGACGTCTCCATAGACGGATATTCCAGGATGTCAAATCTGACTTCACAGCCGATTACAACACCGGCTTTTCCTGCATCCTCGCCCATAGTGAACGCATCCGTTCTCGCCCAGGTAAAGCAGTACGGCGTACCGCCTTCCGGAAGAAGGATCACATCACGCAGGCATTCCTTCACGATAGGCGCTATGCCCTCCGGGAATACATCTGTCGTGTTCTGACAGAATATCGATACCGAAAGACTACCGGCACTGTTTCGTTCTTCGTTTGCCTGCAGGTCGTAGTTGTAAGTTACCATAGGGTACTGCGTTTCACCGCCCCACCCATCCTGTTCGTCGCCCGGTGCTTCCGGACTAAAAACAGCAGGCACACCGTTGTAGGTTGTAAGCCTCTCTGCGAGTGCTGCCGTACTGACGAACCTTTTCTGAATCAGTTCTTCCAGCTTCACTCTGTCGCTCCTTCCTCAGTGTCCTGCTTTTCGATGCCGTAGGTCTTGACCTCCGACATATCGTGTGAATATCGGATTTCCCACTGAGCGTCTACCGCTTCATCAATGGGAATCCGAAAGTGATTAGTTACATTGCCGATACCCGGATGATACTGGACGATCAGCTCCTTCTCGGTGGCTGATGTTACAAATCCGGCTTTACCTTCCGGCCATGTGCGATGCTTGCCATAGACCAAATCGCCCCTGGCAATCTCGCTCAAATCGAAGGTTGCTATCGGCTGTTCTACTACCAGTGCCATATATCATGCCTCCTTAGCCATACGGCTCCTTGTAAATTTTCTCAATTTCCGGGGTTGCCTTCTCCTTGATCTTGTCTACGAATGGTCTTGCTGCCATTTTCTTCGTTCCGTTTTCAAGGTAGCCAGCATACTTCTCTTGGCTTTCCAGCTCTGCAATGATTTGGACTCCGCCACCAGCGGTACTGCCTTCACTCTTTACCTGGCCATTCCAGTGCATACGGAGATTTCCTGTACGTCTTGCCGGTGGTTCTCCTGGCGCCGAAGCTGTGTAGGTCGCTTTGCTGTGCGGCTTGCGATATGTTCGCCCGCTTCTCTGACCTTTTAGCACTTCCAGTTCTGCGTTTCTCATAGCATTCACTGCCCTAACGCCCCTGGCTACGACTTGCCGGTTGATTTTGGCTACCTGTCCTTTGACTGTTGCCCTTATGGCACTTCCTGCGCTCCCTGCTTTTCCATCGTTCCACAGTTTCATTTGACATCCTTCCTTTCCTCGGCGTAGTAGATTGTGGATATACCCAAGCTACCCACCTCGTCCAGGTCGATGATGTAAAACGTGCGATTTCCGAGTATGAGTTTATCGGACTTCTTTGCTTCCGGACTTCCCGCCTGCACAATCGTATGGGTGCAAACACGGTCTCTCGTTGAATGAGATTCCTTCTGTTCCTTCGTGGACTCGGCAAGACATCCTCTGATGATCTTTGAGCCGTCTCCTTTCGGGTCGTTTACTACCCTTCCGCTCGCTGTTACAACCTGCGTATTTGACTCGACAACAAAATCCTTGAATAAGTTTCCCGGCCTTAAATACATAAATCTCGCATTTATCATCCGTTCCACACCCTCTCGTTTTCGTGCATTCCGGTATGGAAGTAAGGCGGACCATCTACCCCATTTCCGAACCGTGGCACTGACACTGATTCTGCCTGGACCTCTTTTTTCAGCTTGTCGTAATCTTCTTTCCAAAGTTTCGCCCTGCCATTCATATCCAGGCTGAGAGGACCGGTCTTTGTGTTGACCTCATACGCAAAACGACGGCACAAACTTTCAAGAAGCATCAGCTTCGCACGCTTCCACTTATTCGGGTATGCGTCGATTGCTGCTTGTATCTCCTCGTCGGTCAATGCCGTCGTATCTGCCAGGCCCTCTACCATCGTGTCTCCAAGTTCAAACCTCATACGGTCTTTGCCAAGCTCCGTGATGTTTCCCGGCTCATATGTGTATGCACCTTTTGACATTAGGTATCAGCTCCCTCCGTAATGCTGTCTGTGGTTGCGTTACCGCCTACGGATTCGTTTGAATTGCCGTCAGCGGAGAATAAAGTGTCGTGCTGTTTCTGAGCCGCTTTCTTGACCGTAGCGCGTGTGTCTAAGGCGTGAAGCAAAATCAGAACGCTGTCGGACTGTACGTTGGCTACTGCCTTTGCACCATCGTCCGCATTCATCTGCAGTACATCGACCACAGACTGAATATCTTCTGCACTGCAGGAAACCGCCGTCACATTGTCACCCTCGCCCTTGACTGTCACGGTAAAAACGGCATTGTCGGAGTCGAACGGTTTAAGCTCTGCGACTGCGGACTGGATCATCTCGTCCACCTGCTCCTGCGTAAATCCTTTGCTTGCATTGGCGACTGCATCGGCCATCATCTTGTCTACCTGCTCCTGCGAATAAAGGGCACCGGACTGTTCCGGTACCCCTGCTTCGTCATTTGCGATTGAGATTACGCCGAGCTTTTCTTCTCTCTCGATGTTTACCACGAGCTCTGCTGGGATTTCATCCCCGATGAAGAATTTTTTACCGCCATAACTGCAAGGCTTCTTTGCAATTAATCTCATGGCGAAACCTCCTTACACTGCGTCGTAACCGAAGAACGCAAGATCATCTGCAGTTTTCTTCATGTCGTAAGCCATAAGGCCTTCGACAAACTCAGAATGTGTTCCGGCCTCGCCCTGGTAGTTGAGTACCGGAAGTAAGATGCCGTTCTCTAACATATCCCAAGTGAAGATGTAGCCTGCAGAAGGCTCCTCGATGGAAGGTGTATCTGTTGCATACGCTAACAGGAATGAGTTAGGATCGCCAATGAACTGCATATTTGCAGCCTGGCCTAAACCGGCTTTGTTCTGCACGGTCTGATCGATAACAATTCTGTCAACTCCGAAGAGCTGTGCAAGCACGTTCTCGGTAACATTTGCAGGATTTGCAGTTGTACCGCCAAACTTCACTCTCTCGAGGATTGCAGGGTGTACCTTCAACGCATTAAATACGTTGATACCGAGTCCTAATCTGTTAGGAGTACGGCCGGTTGCCTGTCTCATGGCAGTTTTCTTTGCATCGAAGAATGCAATAGGATCGCTGTTGCCGTTGCTGAACTTAATGAACTCATTTCCGGAAACAGTTGTATCATCCTTGCCCTGTCCTTCATTCGCCCATGCTCCCTGCTTCATAAAGGACTTGGAGAAATCCGAATCCTGGTGGATGTTTGCCTGTGCTGCCATAACCTTAGTTCTCTGCTGGCGAGGGTCCGCAGTACGAGGTCCCTGGCGGCGGTTAAGGTCAGTCTGACGAATGG